ATTCATTGTGAATAGTGAAGGTCGTGAAGTGCCTACAAGACTTATCGGTGAACAACATGTTAAAGAAGATTGTGGTGGGTGGATACCTAGCCTACAAGATTGGCTTATTAACATGAAGTTTGTTAGTTGGATGAATCGTGGTTATGACATGAAAGAAGGAGAATAGCATGGGTTTTCATATCAATGTTTGGAATATGCCTCGTATTGAAACATATGCCATGGCAAAAAAAGAGTTTCAAAGTAGAACTGCTGTGCGTGGTGAGAACCAATCGGTTCGTAGACTTGGCGATAGATACGAGAAAGAAAAGTGGTTGCGTCAAGAGATACAAGAAGGTGTTGAAGTTTATATTGCAGGGTATTACAACACAGACTTGGTTAGATTCTATCCAACACACCAAGAGATAACGCTAGGAAGTTATCCATCTAATAGCACTCAGTTATTTGTAGAGTATATAGGTGGTCATAACTTATACGCTTTTGAACATAAAAAATATGTGCCTACACCATTTACTAGAAGTCCTAATGTAAAAAACAGTCAGATTGAGTGCTCTGTATGGATAGGTAATGATAACTATTACATGAACGCACATGATTGGTATGCCATAAGTTATGACAGCAAACCCTTGTATCCCGAACAGTTTGAGAAAGCTGTTAAGTATAAGTTTGATGCAAGTCATATGCGTGAGTTGCGTAAGCCCTACAAAAAACTATTGAAGTATGCAGACACTATGTTGAAGTTAAGCAACAACGAAGGTGTAGAAAAAGATGAGAAGTTAAATGAACAAGGTCGTGAATACAAAGATAGAGAATTAGAGATGTTTGCAGACGAGGATAAAACTTATCTATCCTATTATCATTTGGTAAACCAATGTCAGCACAATAGGTGGAATGGTAAGAGTTATGACTCTATATGCAACATAGGTATGATTAAACGCTATCTTGATAAACAAATTAAGTTAGAAAACCCACAAGTTTTAGTAGAAGTTCAACCTGCGACAAGCGTATAACAATATACTAATGTCGCTTAACATTAAGGAGAGAGTATCATGCAACAAGAAATCAGTTTGAAACAAGCAGAGGAATTAATTGCAACAGTAGGTCGTGATGTCACAGTCCATCTCAAAGGGCAACCTGGCATTGGTAAATCATCAATACTTAAATCACTAAGTAAACGATTTCCCGACCACACACCTGTGTATATAGATTGTGCAGACTTAGACTTAGGTGACTTAGCCATGCCTGCCATGAACCATGAAACAAAGACAACCACATTCTATCCGAATGAAAGGTTTGCCATACATGACAACAAGCCTGTCATCATAATGCTAGATGAGATTACTAAGGCTAGTGAACCTGTTAAGAATATGTTATTACCTGTCATGTTAGAGAGACGACTAGGTGCAGTTAAGTTTCACCCCGATAGCATCGTGTATTCAACAGGCAACCTAACAACAGATGGTGTAGGTGATACCATGAAAGCCCATGCCAAGAACAGATTGACGGCAGTCATTGTTAGAAATCCTAATGATGATGAGTGGATTAATTGGGCTATTGATAATCAGATAGCACCTGAGGTTGTAGCGTGGGTTAAACAATTTCCCCATGCACTAGCGTGTTATACAGATGACTCTCAGAAAGAGAACATGTATATATACAATCCAAGAAAACAACAAGAGGCGTTCGTATCCCCTCGTTCATTAGAGAAGGCATCGTTCATCGTTAAGAACAGAGCAACACTCGGTGAAGATACCACATTGGTTGCACTCTCAGGCACATTGGGTGAGTCAGCGGCTCGGGATATGTCAGCATACTTTAGTCTAGCTGATGGCTTACCGACTAAGGAAAGTATATACAACAAACCTAATGAAGCTAACTTACCAAGCGACCCTGCGGCTCGTGTAATTCTAGTCATGCGAGAACTAATGACTATTACAGAGCAACACATGGATGCGTGGTTGACTTACCTTCAACGATTACCGATGGAGATACAAGCATTGTTTGCAGTCAATATTATGGCATCGTCTCGTAAACAAATAGCCTCAACCAATAAGACATTCATTGATTGGGCAGTTAAGAATAACCAATACTTCTAGGAGGATATATGGCTAACTTACATAACGCAGAACAAGTGTTAGAACAAGAACGCAAATATGAGGCTCAAAAAGCGTTAGTTAAACTATCAATGACGCCCGATGAAATAAGAGAACATGTTGTTGAAGATGATTATAGATTTGCTAGTGATAATCCCGACTATATCAGAGATTTAATTAGAGAAAGTTTAAAAAATGATACTGATGAGCAACTTTTAGAAACGTATATGGAATATATATTTGATTGGGAGGAGTTTGAAAATGGCACTAACGAGTGAACAAAGAATTACGAAGTCCCACATAGCGATAATGCGTAGCAAACAATTCTGTATGTTTGCAGGTGTGTTATCGGTGGGCAAGGTATCCTTTACGGAGGACATACCAACGGCTTGCACCAATGGTCGTGATGTTATATACAACCCCGAGTTTATCAAGTCACTAGATGATAAGGAGTTGAACTTTGTAGTCTTACATGAGGCATTGCACAAGGTGTATCAACACATGCACCTATGGAAAAAGCTATGGAAAGATAATCCCATGCTTGCAAACATGGCGGCTGACTATGTTGTGAACTATGCGATATATGAAGCTGATGAACAAAGTGATATAGCTAAACGACCCGACTCAGCGTTGTTTGACTTAGCATACAAAGGTATGACGACTAAACAAATCTTTGAGATACTCAAGAAAGATAGTCAGTATGTCAAGGAACAGAGTGGTCATGATACGCATGATTGGGAAGGTGCTGAACAGTTATCTGATGAAGAAGTTAAAGAGACTGCCAAGCAGATAGACCAAGCACTACGACAAGGTGAGATTATTCGTGGCAAGATGCAAGGTAATAAGAATAGAAGTATCAACGAGTTACTAGAACCTAAAGTTAATTGGCGTGAACAGTTGCGTGAGTTTGTCAATGCTACATGTCGTAACAAAGATAAGACTACATGGAAACGACCACACAAGCGTTTCTTAGGTCAAGACATCTACATGCCTAGCATGATAGGTGAGTCAATAGGTAAAGTTGTAGTCGGTATAGATACATCGGGTTCTATTGGTGACAAGGAACTATCTGAGTTTCTAACAGAGGTTGTAGCTATATGTGAAGATGTATCCCCTTCAAGTATAGAGTTGTTGTATTGGGATACACATGTTGCAGGACACGAGACATACAATCAAGGTGATTACAAAGCATTGGTTCAGTCTACTAAACCTGCGGGGGGTGGTGGCACTCATGTTGGGTGTGTTAATCAGTATATCAAAGATAAACGCATTGAACCCGAGGCTGTCATTATACTAACAGATGGATATGTGGAAGATGATTGGGGAGGTAGTTGGGGTTGCACACCTACATTGTGGGCAGTCACATCACGCAACAATACATCACCACATGGTAAGACAATACATATACAAGACTAACCAAGCGACAAGCGTATAACATTATACGTTTGTCGTTCATTTATGAGGAGAATTAAAGTGGCAACATATATTAGAAATGAAATAGCACATTATTCAGAAATAACAATGAAAATGAATTTTAATAAGTTTAGTGATAGACAAATTAAAAATATAATTAAACAAATAAAAAATGGTGCAGTATCTTATGGGCATTCTGCTACGGCAACAGTAGCCAAGTGGTTATTAAGAAAGTATCCCATGTCTCACTTTAGATACGATAGTGCTTATGTTAGATGGCAACATTTGCCAAACGGTCACCCTTTCTTTTCTAAACTTAAAGATATAGCGTCAATGACCAAACTACAACCTGATTTATCTGATTGGGAAAGAAATAATTTAGATATAACCATTAAAACCGCTGATGAAAACACATCATCAGACGATGTGAGGGTTTATAAATTTGATAAACATTTAGCCAAACAACTTAAGAAAGTAATGGTAATAGAAAATGAAATACCTACGGAACTGAAAGACTTTCTAGATAAGATGGAAAGACGAGAGTTAGGTGTTGTTGATGTTAATTTCTATGACTTTGCAGATAGTTATTAAGGAGTAAATCATGGCTAAACCTAAAAGCGTATCACTATTATCTTGTAAATGGGGGACAGTAATATCGGTTCGAGACCATAATGGTGAAGAATATCGTATGGACTATTGGGCTTTGCATCATGTATTGATGCAGTTAGTAGATACAGATTGGTTTAAAGACAGGAAACCTAAATGGAAATACAAGCGTTTAGATTTTGAAGAAACATATAAGCATTTATTGTATCACCCTGCATTACATAAAATTATCAACGTAGAGGAGGAAATAAAATGAGCAAGAAAGAACTAGATGTAAAGTATGAAGTAGGAAAAAAAGCTGAAGAACTTATGGCGGTATTACAAAATAGTGAATTAAGTTTTGGACAAGGACTAGATGCACTTGCATTAGCCATAGTAGTATCAGCACTTAACGCAGAGATTCCCAAAGAAACGTTTTTAGAAACTATGGGAATTAGATACGACCATTTAGCAAATTATGCAAAAGAAAATGATACATTTTATAAAGAAGACACAACTAACAACATTCACTAAAGGAGTATTAAAATGAGTATCAGTATAGCGAGCAGTGCAGTATTAATTGACTTAAACATATCAGTATGGACGGCTAGAAAACTAGATAAGAATGTGTCCAAAGAGATTGATGTAAACAAAAACACAACCATCAAGGCAGGTAACTATAACAAACATATCCTTGCAGGGTCAGACCAATTAGATAAGATTACCAAACTATCTAGTGAGATACGAGAGTGGCATGGTAGGCAAACGCTACCTTGGTCAGACACAGGCACAAGGTTATTACCTATGAGTAACTTCTTTGATTATAAACAACAACTTGGAGAGTATGAGGCGGAGTTTCAATCTCGTGTAAATACATTTATACAAGAGTATCCTAACATCATTCAAGGTATGGCATTTAAACTAGGTAAGCTATTTAGTAGAGATGAGTATCCCGATGCTTATAAGATTGCAAATAAGTTCAATCTCAAATATACTATTATGCCTGTGCCTGAAACTAATGACTTCCGTGTTGACATCGCAGACGACATTCGTAATGAGATGAAACAAGAGTATCAGAAGGCATACGAAGGTCGTGTTGAAGTAGCTATGAGTGATGCGTGGTCAAGATTACACAATACCTTAGAGCATATGATTGATAGGTTAAGTGGTGAGGAAAAGAAAATATTTAGAGATAGCCTAGTAGATAATGCATTAGAGTTGACAAATCTATTAACAAGGCTTAATGTAACAAACGACCCTAAACTAGAGAATGCTAGACGAGAGTTAGAACGATTGCTAGTAGGGGTATCAGCCGATGACTTGAGAGAAAGTCAAGGGGCTAGAACAGCAGTATTAAATAAAGTAAATCAAATTATGGAGACCATATGAAAGTATATCATGCGATGCATGAAGACTCACCCGATATATCTAAAGAAGATAAGGAGAAGATGGCTATCCTTAAACTTGTAGATGTCGGTAAGTATATTAAGAATGTAGGTATCAGAGATGGTCAATTCTATGTAATTGCAGAGAACGATACAGATGAAATCTATCTTGAATATAAAGCCGCGATGCAGAATATACAGGCTCTTATGAACACTAAGATGGACTTCCGATTGCTTGAGCAAAAGAATAGAGAGTTTCATAACAAGAGACTCAATGCTATGCAAAAAGTTATGGAGATGCCTAAATGAAAAAAGAACCTGTAAAAGAAAAGTGGGTTAAGCAACAAGTGGTTAAGATGCTTAAAGCTAGAAATGTATACTACTTTTTTCCTATTGCAGGTGCTTACACTAGCATAGGTGTGCCTGACATTGTTGCGTGTATCAGAGGTAGGTTTGTGGGTATAGAATGTAAGGCAGGAACTAATCGCCCTACTGAATTACAACTACGAAACCTTGAAGCTATACGTGACAATGAAGGCGTTGCTTTAGTAGTAAATGAAAATGATTTAGAAGCATTAGAACAACGATTGGAGACACTTACATGACAAGACTAAAAACAATACTAAACAAGTATAAAAAAGCAACAATTAAAAAAGTATCAGACATGGTCAATCAACCACCTCACTATACTCATGGAGGTATCGAAACGATAGACTATATGGAAGCTAAGTCAACACCCGAAGAGTTTGCGGGACACTTACGCTTAACTGCAATTAAGTATTTGTCAAGGGCAGGATTAAAAGAGTCAACACTTATGGACTTGAAAAAAGCACAATGGTATGTTAATGAGTTAGTAGCATTTGTAGAAAAACAATCTGTGAATTCTAAATAATGTGGGTGTTTCAGCTTGCGTTAATATCAGGAGTTATGGTAGGCTTAGAACTTAGATACTTAGAAGATGATACACCCTATCATTTTTCTTTAGTAATTGACCTATTAATAATTCGATTGGTATTACAAAAGCTTAAACATGTCAGATGATGCAGATAAAACACAAGATAGATTAGAACTTGAAGATGCCATTCGCCGCAAGGAGATGGACGGTATTAAGTATTTACAAGGGACGGGTCACTGTTTAAATTGTGGCACGAAACTTAACGACCTAAGACGTTGGTGCGATAAAGATTGCGCCGAAGATTGGGACTATCACGTCAATAGACGCAAATAAAGGAGAGAGTAATGGCTACAAAATCAATTAACCCTACTACTAGGGAAACATCGGCTACGACTTTTGATCGTGGCGAAAGAAACCTAATCGTCACCATTCATCATGGTGTTATCAAAATCAGACCTAAAGGATTAAAGTCAGAGGAAGTTATTGACATCGCTGCTATCTATGAGCATGCCGTCAAAGCCCGCGTTAGGGGTAAGTAATGCCTAATCTAATAACGATTGACTTCGAAACCTATTACGATAAAGAGTATGGGTTAAAGAAGTTTACTACCGAGCAGTATATACGTGATGAGAAGTTTGAAGTCATAGGTGTAGCTGTTAAGGATAAGGGTGTAACTAAATGGTTTACAGGAACACACTCTGAGACCAAAGCTTTCCTAGACTCATACAATATGCATGAACACTTTGTGTTAGGACATAACATGAGGTTTGATGCATCTATTCTGTCATGGATATTTGATATACACCCGCTAGGTTTATTCGATACCATGAGTATGGCTCAAATTCTACATGGCTTAACTGAGTCAGTATCTTTAGCTAACCTATCAAAGTTATATGAGTTAGGTGAGAAGGGAACAGAAGTCCTCGATGCATTAGGTAAGAGACGACTAGACTTTACCCATAATGACTTAGCTAAGTATGGTAGTTATTGTATCAATGACGTAGAACTTACCTACGAATTATTCACCGAGTTAAAAGATAGGTTCACTGCACCTGAGATGAAGCTTATTGATTTAACTATCCGTATGTATACAGAACCTAAGATAGAACTTAATAAAGGTTTACTACTACGTCACCTCCACAAAGTTAAAGAAGCTAAAGAAAAACTACTAGCATCGGTAGCCGTAGATAAAGAACTACTCATGAGTAACCCTAAGTTTGCTGAGTTACTTATTGAACAAGGTGTTACTCCGCCCATGAAGATTAGTGCAACCACAGGAAAGGAAACATATGCATTTGCCAAAACAGATGAAGAGTTTAAAGCTTTATTGGAACATGATAACCCATACGTTCAAGCTTTGGCGGCTGCGCGTATCGGGAACAAGTCGACGATTGAAGAAACAAGAACAGAAAACTTTATTCAAATAGCCAACAGGGGTAAGCTACCCGTTCCGTTAAAGTATGCGGGTGCAGTTGTATCTCATCGATGGAGTGGTGTCGATGGTATTAACTTACAAAACTTACCAAGAACATCAGAGCTAAGACGAGCTATGTGTGCGCCTAAAGGTTATAAATTAGTAGCCTCTGACTTAAGTAATATTGAGTTAAGGTTAGCCTATTGGTTTGCTCAATCACATAGTAAAATACAGCAGATTAAAGATGGTATAGATTTATATAAACAATCAGCCGCAGACATTACAGGAACACCCTACAACAAAGTTAACAAAGACCTTAGGTTCATCTTTAAGGTAGTAAACTTATCGGGTATCTATGGTGTAGGTGCGGCTAAGATGCACTCAATCTTAAAACAAGGTGGTGTAGAAAAAGAGTTAAACGAAGTTAAGAACATTGTGTATGCGTATCGCAAAGCTAATCCCGAATTGGTTGAGGCATGGCAAGACGCAGGGACGATGTTAGAATCAGTCAGAGCAGGGCAACACTATACGATGGGTAGTGGTGGGATTATATCAAGTGTCCCTCATGAAGGCATGATGAAACCTAATGGCATGATGTTAGGCTTACCTAACCTAAGGAAACTAAAGACAGATACAGGAGAGTCATGGGTATATGACAAGCTGATGGGTAGAACTATAATCCCTGAGTATATTCACCCTTCTAAAACTTTTCAACGTTGCATACAATCTTTAGCGCGTGATATAATTGCAGAACAGTTAATACAAGTAGCGAAAAGGTATCCTGTCGTAATGACGGTGCATGATGAGTTAGTGATGTTATGTAAAGATGAAGAAGTAGATAACTGTAAAGCTTATGTTGAGAAGTGTATGACTACTGCGCCCTATTGGTGTAGTGACTTACCACTAGGTTGCGAAGTAGGTGTAGGTGATAATTATATGGATGCTAAATAATGAATGAACCAAATTTTGAATTATTATTTCCCACTCCTGTTATGTTTACTGAGATTGGCCGAGAGTTTACTAAAGAAGAACTAGACTTTGTTGAAAAGCACTCTCACATTACTAATCGTAATGTAGGCAATGTTACATCTAATAATAACTATATATTAGAAGAGCCTGAAATGGTTGAAATAAAAAAGTTTATAACAGAAGTTGTGAATGAATATTCTAAGCGCGTGTATAAACCAAAATTTAAGAACGAGATATTTATTACTCAATCATGGTTAAACTATACAGCTAAGGGTGAATTCCATCATCAACACGAGCATCCGAATAGTTTTATCTCAGGAGTATTTTATATTCATACTGATTCAACTAAAGATAAAATTACATTTCACAGATCAGGATACAAACAGCTGCAATTACAACCAGAATCTTATGACATTATGAATTCAGACTCATGGTGGTTCAATGTAAAGACCGGCGGTATTGTGGCCTTCCCATCAAGCTTAACCCACAGAGTTGAGAATGTAGAAGCAGATGAAACAAGAATTAGCATAGCATTTAATACGTTTGTTAAAGGTATATTAGGTGACAATCACTCACTTACGGAGTTTATCAATGCATAACATAGAAGATTTTGTAAAGACTTATACAGTCCTTGATAAAGAATTTTGTGAAAAAATTAGAGGCGAATTAAATACAGCTAATTGGAGACAGCACACCTTTTATGATCCACGCACTGGCGTATACGCAGATAGAAGTGGTAACAAAGAGCTTGATGTTACTAATGATAATATTCCAAGCCGCCAAGAGCTTACTCAAAAGGTATGGGAAACCGTACATAAATATATTGTAGAGGGCTTACAAAAACCTTATTACAATAGTTGGTCAGGATTTAGCCCTATACGCTTTAATAGGTATCATGAGGATCGTTTGATGGCACTTCATGTAGACCATATTCATTCTATATTTGAAGGTGAAAGAAAAGGCATTCCAGTGCTTTCGGTATTGGGGTCATTGAATAATGATTATGAAGGTGGTGAATTTTTAATGTTTGATGATGAAAAAGAATATAAAATAAAACAAGGAGAGATAATGATATTCCCATCTATATTTTTATATCCGCATCGTGTGGCTCCAGTAACTAAAGGAATACGAGATACCTTCGTATCATGGGTGTGGTAATGAAAAAAACTTCAAGAAATGATGTAACGGGAGATTGGTTACAGTCTAAACCAAACAACGAACAGTTTGAAAAGAATTGGGATTTGATATTTGGGAAGAAAAAGAAAGAAGAGTTACCTATAGATAAAGAGTGGGATCAAATGAAACCCGTAGGGCAAGAAATTTTACCCGAGTATGAACTTAATAAATCAACAGGCGAAGTCCAAAAGGTAAATGATGGCGACACAACAAATACATCCAAGTAAACGACACAATAAACCCATGCTTACACATAATGATAGACCTAAGTATAAAGCGTATACCATTAAGCAATTAAACGAAGCCCTTAGTAAAGCCGAACCTACAGGCAAGAAACGTGCAAAGATCATGCAAGAATTAAATAGGAAAACACATGGCTGAGTTAAAAACGTGGTCTTACTCAAGTGCTACAACATTCGAGAAATGTCCTAAGCAATACTATCACCTATATGTAGCAAAAGATATTAAGCAAGACCCGAACACAGAACATTTTCTTTATGGCAACGAAGTTCACAAAGCTTGTGAGTTGTACGTTAAGAACGCAACGGCTTTGCCTGAGAAGTTTAATATGTTTCAGCCAACCCTTGATAAGTTAATCGCAATTCCAGGGGATAAGTATTGTGAGTATAAGTTAGGCTTAACCAAAGACCTTGAACCTTGTGACTTCTTTGCATCAAATGTATGGTGGCGGGGCGTTGTAGACTTATTAGTTATTAACTCCGAAACTAAGTTAGCTACCTTGATTGACTATAAGACAGGCAAGTCAAGTCAGTATGCAGATACTAGACAACTATCTTTATTTAGTGTAGCTATATTTAAACACTTCCCAGATATGTTAAAAGTCAAGTCTGGATTGGTATTTTTGGTAAGTAAAGAGATATTGAAGGAAGATTATAGTATTGACAAAGTAGATGAAATGTTTGCTGAATGGGGTAAAATAACACATAGGATAGATACTGCCCATCAGACAGGGGTTTTCAATGCAAGCCCTAACTTCGCATGTAGGAAGTTCTGCCCTGTTCAATCATGTTCACATTGGGGAAAATAATGGCAAGAGATTATAAAAAAGAAAATGAATATAAAGCACAACCTGATCAGATAGCTAAACGTGTAGCTAGAAATAAAGCTAGACGAATGATGTTAAAAGCTGGTAAAGTACATAAGGGTGATGGATTAGCAGTAGATCATATCGTTCCTTTAAGTAAAGGCGGTAAGAATACACCAAGTAATATGCGAGTTGTAGATGCAAATCTAAACGACTCATATGATAGGAACAGCGACCATTCGTTGAAGAGAAATGTTCCTAGCAAAAAAATTAAAGCTAAAGAAGCTAAAGAGGGTAAACGAAACAAGACATAAGTTTTCCCGCTAGACGTGAGTGCGGTAAAACCACGTCAGTTAACAGCAAAGACCTCATGATAATAAAAAACTTTGTGTGTTAGCAGTGTAGGCGCGTCACTACCTCTCTCGGTGGCGCGTCTATTTTTATCACTAGGAGATTGCATTGGAAGTATATAAAGATAAAGCGTTGATTGTAAATACAAAACGCCCCGATTTAATATTAGATAAGATACCTAAAAGTAAGATACTTAAATCATATGATAATGGAGTAACTCAAGTCGCTGTTAATTGGGGACTAGATGAAGTGCTTACATTATCTGACATGAAAGTTAAAAATCCTCCGTCACCTATAACACGTGACTATAACTTTCCAGGTATTCATAAACCATTTGATCATCAAAGAACAACAGCTGAGTTTTTATCAGCACATAGACGTGCTTATTGTTTAAGTGAAGCAGGTACAGGTAAAACATCGGCTATCATATGGGCGGCTGATTACCTAATGAACCAAGGTAAAGTTAAACGTATGTTAGTAGTATGCCCACTATCTATTATGCAAGCGGCATGGCAAGCAGACTTCTTTAAAACTGCTATGCATAGATCAGTAGGTATTGCTCATGGCTCTGCTGAAAAAAGAAAGAAAGTATTTGCAGAAAATACAGACGTAGTTATAATTAACTATGACGGAATAGAAATAGTAGAAAAAGAAATTAAATCTGGCGGTTTTGATTTAATAGTTGTCGATGAGGCTAACTATGTCAAGACTGTCACGACACGTCGCTGGAAGTCATTAAATCGTGTGCTAACACCTCAGACATGGTTATGGCTTATGACAGGAACACCCGCTGCTCAATCACCAGCTGACGCATATGGACTGGCTAGACTTGTGAACCCCGCATCCGTACCTAAATATGCAGGAACGTTTAAGGATATGGTTATGCAGAAAGTCAGCCAGTTCACCTGGGTGCCTAGATTTAATGCACAGGATATAGTATTTAAAACATTACAACCTGCCATTCGTTATACTAAAGAAGAATGTTTAGATTTACCTGACGTTCTTTATACCACTCGTGAAGTTCCCCTCACACCACAACAAGATAAGTATTACAAGAAGCTGAAGAAAGATATGTATATGGAAGCTTCAGGTGAAGAAATTACTGTGGTCAATGCAGGGGTTATGCTCACTAAACTATTACAAGTAAGTGCAGGTGCTATCTATTCAGATAAGTCAGAAGTCATAGAGTTTGATATATCTAATCGTATGACTGCCCTCAAAGAAATCATAGAAGAAGCCAGCCACAAAGTTTTAATCTTTTGTCCTTTCCGCCATAGCATAGAAAAGATTATGGGTGAATTAAACAAAGACCATATCACATGCTCGGCTATACATGGCGATGTATCTATGAATAATCGTTCAGAGATATTTAAAAACTTCCAAGAAAGAAAAGACCCTCAAGTATTAGTGATCCAACCTCAAGCTGCATCACATGGTGTTACCCTCCACGCAGCTAACGTAGTTGTGTTTTGGTCACCTGTGATGTCTGTTGAAACTTACATACAATGTTGCGCTCGTGTTGATCGTGCGGGACAAAAAAACAAGATGACCGTAGTGCATCTACAAGGTTCGCCTGTCGAACAAAAAATTTACAAAATGTTGCAAGGCAAAATTGATCATCACATTAAATTAGTAGACCTTTATAAAGAGGAGTTTAATGATGTTTGATAGAAAAGCATGGACTAAAAAATGGAGAGATAGAAA